TTTTATTACTCTGGTACTGCCACGTCGGGTTTGCTGTAGTTGCATCATCAGGGTAAATGCGGAAGGCACCGCCACCACCAGACGTTGCGTAAAAGTTAAAGTCTCCGGTGGTACTCACATCACTGCGAATAGTCCCAGTGACGTCCAACGGATGTGCAGGCGAAGTCGTCCCAATCCCCAAGCTCTCAGCACTCGCATCCCAGAAGAACTTTGGCGTTGTGCCTGTGTCCTCGTAGAAGCTGATGTCGCCGGTTTCGCTTGCCGAAAATACAGTGCCAGTTACTCCGCCGTGAGTGATGTCAAAGCTTGTTGCGCCCTGATTGTTGTCGCTGTCAATGTCAACTTTAATACCTTGCTTTGCGGTGATGAAGTTGTTGCCAACAGTGCCAGTGAAAGCAATGCTAGCTCCATCAGCATCCACAGTCAGCCCATCGCTGGTGATAGTCCCAGTTACGTCAATACCTGTGGCGGTGGTGGCGAGTTTGGTGGCTTCAGAATGTGTTAAAACGACTGCACCGTTTTCATTAAAAATAGCCATGTTCTGACCAGAACCGTTTTGCAGTTTTATTTGATCCGAAGCCTTTAATATTAAATCACCGCCCCCCGCATCTTCAATATAAGAATGGGTATTGTGGTAAATCTGCAAATCAGACCCAGCGCCGAAGATGGCTTTGTTGTTGTCACCGAAGGTAAAGTCAGCAGACGTAGAACCACCGTCCATTGCCACTGTGCCAGTGACGTCTACACCTGTGCTGGTGGTTTGAAACTTCTGGGAGTTGTTGTTATATAACCTAACCGCTCCGTCCTCATCAGCAACTAAAAAGTTTTCTGCACCATTTGAACTCTGTATGCGAATATCAGTGCCTTGTATTTTTAAATGACCTGTACCCACATCATTAATCACACTATGCGACCCATCATGGTAAATCTGGAGATCTGACGATGCGCCGAAGATGGCTTTGTTGTTGTCACCGAAGGTAAAGTCAGCAGACGTAGAACCACCGTCTATTGTCAAAGTCCCAGTGACGTTTACACCTGTGCTGGTGGTGGCTAGTTTTTGTGAGCCAGCATTGTACAAACGAACTGTACCGCCAGTGTATGCACGGATCATATCAACTGAGTTTACTCCGTCGTAAAGGCGAAGGCTTGGCCCATTTGTGCTGATATTTAGGTTGCCTGAGCCTACTTCCTCAATCCAACTATTCGACTCATTATGGTAAATCTGTAGGTCAGACCCCGAGCCGAAGCTGGCCTTGTCGTTGTCGCCGAACAGGATGTCATTACCGCCAGTCGTGTTGCCGTTAGCGAGAACCTCAGACAGTTCGTTGTTGGCACCAACCTGCGCGTCCACGTAGGCCTTGATGGACTGTTGTGTGGCTAGACCCGCAGGGTCATCTGAGGCCATGTTGTCCTCATCCAAGATCGAAGTGACCGTGACTGTACCCGCGATGTTGAGGCTGGTGTTCGCTGTAACTGTAGTCGCGGTAGCCGCCGCAGGGACTATACTACCAATAACCACGCCATCCGCTGTACCGCCGTTAATGTCGGCAGTGGTTAATACCGCTGAAGGTACTGTAATGACCCCTGTAGAGTTTGCGATAGTGGCGGCTGTGGTGCCGTCGTTGGCCGAGATAGACCCCGTCTCCACGTCCGTAGCGTTAACTACATCATCCTTGAGCAATACGCTGTCGATCGTAACACCTGAGCCCGCGGTGGTCTCGTCAATGGTGTTCGTGGTAATCTTCTGGCCATTATCTACGATAATATCGTTAGCGCCGGTCGTGTTGCCGTTCGCCAGAACTTCAGACAGCTCATTGTTAGCGCCGACCTGTGAGTCTACGTATGCTTTGATGGACTGCTGTGTCGCTAAGGATGTGGCGCTGTCAGAGGCCATGTTGTCTTCGTCGAGGACCGCGGTAACTACCGTGCTAGTGCCCAACTGCAGAGATGTCGTGTGGGTCATCGCCTCTACGACGTTTGTGCCGTCACAGAACAAGAATGTAGTACGTCCATTGGGGACAAGGATGCCCGTACCCGCAGAAGTCTTAACCGTGATGTTCTGACCCGACGCGTTCTTAACGATGTAAATTTTAGAGGCCGCAGGGCAGATAACTGTACCTGCACCGGTCAGCGCTACACCCGTGTCTGTAAGCTCAAGCATTGCGCAGCGTGATTCGGAAGTCGTCCCGTTCGCCGTTGTCAGCGTATGTGAGTTAGTGGTCCACGTATCAATAACCGCGCGGCCAGCGATGGCCTGCTCTACCATGGACGTGATGTTGTCGTTTACGACGTCCCCCCAAGTACCACTAAGTTCGCCCTGTACTGGCAGTGCGAGTTTCAGAATCGGTGAATATGCGGTTACCATGTTGTATTCCTCATGCGGCTACATCTTGCCAGTCAGGGTTTTGTGTTTCAGATACGCCGCCCCACGAAGGAGATTGCGTATTGGCGATAGGGGTCCAACTCGGAAGTTGTGTGTCGGGTAGTGCGCCCCAGCCGGGGGATTGCGCAGTGCTTATCTCTTGCCAGTCCGGGTTTTGGTCGTCATTCACCACACCCCAGACGTTGACGGGGCCAATAACCCCGATGGCTGCAAGCCCAACAGCAAATATATTTGCGTTAGCTGATGTGGCTATAGTACCAAGTTCTGCGTTAGCTTGCAATCCCGTTACTGGAGCTGTAGCGCCAAGTGATACAAACACGTCTCCTATGTCACCGTCGACTTCTACACCTGTCGGGAATACATTAGCTGTACCAGTCATGGTAACAGTGCCTACAGCGCCATCGGCTTCTACACCTGTTGGGAATACATTAGCCGTACCAGTCATGGTAACAGTGCCTACAGCACCGTCAGCTTCTACACCTGTGGTTGGGACATTGGCTTCAGCGTCTACTGTAAGAGTACCGGTCTCACCGTCAGCTTCTACACCTGTGGTTGAGACATTAGCTTCAGCGTCTACTGTAAGAGTACCGGTCTCACCTACACCGCTGACAGCCTGTACAAGCACATCGGCTTCTGCGTCGATACCTACGTCGTTTATGTGCCCAACAGCTTCGACACCCGTGACAAGGGTGTTAGCTTCCGCATCCACGGTTACGGGTGCGGCAATACCGTTTGCGGCTACGCCATCAACAGAAACAATGGTGAGGTCAGTGCCCCAAGCCGTCTGGCCCCAAGCACCGGAACCCCAACCAATGTATTCTACTGAAGACGCCATACAGACACCTTACGGAGTAGCAATACGTACGATAGCGTTCGTAGCGTCTGCTGTTGGGAACTGAACTTGGAAGTCACCCGCTGTAGAAGTTTTGTCTGCACCAAAATCAAGTACAGCTACTGCAGGGTTTGTACCGCCGACTTTGTAGATCAACGCCCCCCGAGCTGTGATTGTGGCGTCAGTCCACGTAGTATCTGCGAAGTCCAAGAACGCTGTGGTTCCTGTGGACGCAGGGTTTGCCGAGATAGTAAGCGTATTACCACCTGCGCTGTATCCTGTACCAGAAACCTCATTCGTCACTGAATACGCAGTTGTAGCTGCGCTCAAATCCGCTGCACTTGTGTACAACGCGATCTTGAATGTCTGTGTCGTGTCTGCACTGAAATCCATCTCGCCGTTCAAAAGAGCGACTTTGAAGGATGTGCACATTGCCTGTGTGATTGCCATGTTGGCCTCCTTAACTTACTGGGATTCGGAACTGGCCCGAACGGTATGCGTCTTCTCGTAGTTTCCCGTCACCAAGACCCTTGAGTAGGGTTATAGCTTGAAGATACATCTTATCGTACACAGCAACCATATCTGGTTCACCCTTCATAAAGCGAATAGCTTCAATCAACGCACCATTGAGTAGAGCAGAATCAAACTCGTCCCCAAGCCATGTAGTGCCAGCCAAAACGATTGATTGAGGATAATATCCATAGTGTAGCTCCGAGGTGTAGGAAGAATCTGGGGTAGGTCCAACAATGAACGTGTTGTCGTCAAAATACGCGTAGTGCTTCGGTAGCCCAGTATCCGTAGGGTTTGGATACGCCTCACGCATGAAGTTGACGTCTTTGTTCAGCAGGAAGTGGTAAACGCCACTACTGTCGATAACCGCCAACGAGTAAGACCACAGGAAGTCAGATGGCGTGGACAGATACTTGTTACTCGTCGTGAGCGTACCAGTCACGTTCTTACGCAGCGCGGGTATCTGCACTGTGTTATAGATTTTCTGTTCAGCCTGCTGTGTGAACATAGCGAGCTGCTCATCCGTGAAAGTGTTCTCACAGATGTCTTCGATATTAGTTTTCAGCTCGGTATAGTTCATAGCTTACCCCATAGGTCCGCGGGCCATAGTACCCTTAGTAGCAGCGCCGGTACCACGGATTTTAACGCCGGTGGTTTTAACGCCTTTCATGTCAGGCTTCGGAGCATGACCACAGGGTTGTACGCCCTTGTTCTTCGTGATCTTTGGCTCTTTCGTATCGAAAACTTTCATCGGGACACTCCTACGATGTTATTACAGTTACACGACCTATCTGGCCTGTGCCAATCAGATCGTTCGGGGTTAATCCAAACGGGTCATTACCACCACCTACCGGGTTCCAGCCCCACTGTAGGTTGATACTGCTGTAATCCCCAGAAGCAGTGATACTGGTATCAATGCGCGGATCGCGAATAGCCTGCGGGTCGTTGACAGGAAACTCACCCAACCGAAGTTGCGGGTGGTCTGGACTCCAACACTCCCGGCACGCCTTAACATCCGTATCTCGACCCTTAACAAAAAGACTGCGTAGCTCCCGTAACTTGTACTGGAACCCACATACATCGCAGAGCGCGAGTGCTTTTTGGGAAGAGGCGAACTGGTTTGGCATCAGGCAATCCTACCGATCCGCGGCACAAACCGTGCTGACGTCTTCTCTCTATCCTCACCCGCGGCCATCTCGAACTGCTCGTCGTACACAGCCTTCAACATAGGGATGCGGTCCACCAGCTCAGGGACTTTCATGGCGATGTGATACGCCAGACCCGCCACAAGGCACGGGAAGAAGCGAAAGTTCATATCCGCGGTCTGTACACCACTACCTGCATCTTGAATGCGGCGCATACGCCAGTAATACAGCACGTAGTCGTTGTTATCGGGGACTGGCCATACGTTGACTACCGGTGCGTCCCGCAGGCGCTCCACATACAACTGAATGGGCCGTCCTTGTGATAACTTGTTTGGTATAGACGCGTACGTACTTACACTGATTCGGCTTATGGTAAGGTCCGATTGTGTGTTTGAGTTACCACTGTTGGTACGTATTTGGTGTTCGAGCAGATCAATGGTATCCGCTGGCAATGTGTACTGAGATGTACCCTGCGTTAGGTTCACGGTACCATCGTCGATGGTCCACATGTTAATGCCACGGTTTTGCCACTCGATAGTCATCAAGTTCATGGACCTCCGGGCAGTGCGCAAGTCATAACCAGAACGCATCTCGCGGCCCGCACGTTCCCATGCTTCTTCCGCGATCTCCGTGAAGTCCATGTCGAATGCTGTGGTGCCCGATGTTGTCATTTCTTACGCCTCTTTGTAGGAGCTACACGTTTAGGTTTGCCCGCTGGTTGGCCTAAACGCTTCTTCTGCGCTACGCGTTTACTCTTCTCTGCCGTAGTCATCTCCCCACTCGTCTTCGGGGTTTTGCTAGACACTCGCTTCGTAGGTCTGCAGTAGGGTGTAGACCGCTTCTCGTCCTTCTTACGCCCACACGGTTTACCTGTGCTAACGTCTTTCCAGTCTTCTTTGAACCACCGTTTGAGTGCGGCTCCTTTTGCGGTCTTGCGGACAGCCATGCCTACTTACCACCCTTCTTCCTGCACTTAGCAATCGCCCCGCTGGCATAGGCACTGGGGAAGACTTTGTACTGGCGTTTCACCTTGTGGTAGCACGCGTCCTTGACCGTGCCGCCCTTCTTGTAACCTTTGCTACCAGAAGAGCGGCCACAGCCACCGGATTTGTAGTACCTACGCATCACCGTATCTTACAGACTTTGCCGCCACGGGCCATGCCGTAACCACGTATTTTGTTGGCTTTCTTTACCTTGGCCGTGCCACCGCTCGACGACTTCTTAACCGCTTTTACCTTACCACCTTTTTTCATCCGGAACATCCCCGTGTCGTTAGTAGGGCCTTCCGCCACGTTTACGGAGGGAGCAGGGGTCGGTTGAGGTTGAGGTACCGGCTGCATCGGCGTAGGCATCGAACGTACTCCGCTCCGGTCCGGACTCGCCAGCGGTTGCACCGGTTGCACCGGTTTCTTCGTACGTCGATACCCCGTATCGTCAATAGGGCCCGGATTTACCAGTTTCCTCGGTTGCACCGGTTGCACCGGTTTCTTCGTACGTCGATACCCCGTATCGTCAATAGAACCCAGATTTACCCGATCCCCCGGTTTCACCGTTTTCTTCGGTTGCACCGGTTTCTTCGTACGTCGATACCCCGTATCGTCAATAGAACCCAGATTCACCCGATCCCCCGGTTTCATCGTTTTCTTCGTACGTCGATACCCCGTATCGTCAATAGAACCCAGATTTACCCGATCCCCCGGTTTCACCGTTTTCTTCGGTTTCACCGTTTTCTTCGT